TTATCCCAGTTTATCAAATTCTTCTCTAAGTCGGTCATTGTTTAAGTGGTAGTATCTTTCGGTAGTCTTAGGATCACGGTGTCTCATAAGTTTTGTGGTAGCTTGCTGACTGATCCCAGCAAATACGCAGTTCGTAGCAAAGGCGTGTCTCTCCATATGAGGTTTAAGAGGTCTCATTATTTTTCATGCTTCCATGAGTTTTTTAGAGTATTTAGAGAAAAGGAGATTAACATATTTTGGAGTAAGTGGTTTTCCTCGGTTCTTGTTGTCTAACCCAATAAAGAGGAAATCGTTATTGATAGGTCTGTATCTTGTGAATTCTGCTAATTTCTGTTTATAATAAGCTACTTTTTGTCTCAATTCCTCAGTAAAAAAGACGGCATCTATATATCCTCCTTTCCCTAGGATATTGAATTGTCTGTTTGGTGCTTCAAAACCTTCAAAGGTACATCTGAGGACTTCACTCCTACGCAATCAAGTAGTATAAGGAATTTCTATCAAGAGCTGATTACGGAGCTGGATGATTTCTTTTTCCTCATAAAATAAAGGAGCTTGGGTCAATGTTGTATATTCGCCAGCTTTCATCATATCAATAGTATCTCTCGTTTTTTTGAGTTTTGGGATAGCTTGTCGATTGAGTGTAGAGAGACCAACGACATTAAGGTATTCAAAGAAAACTCTCAGACTTTTAACCTTTTCGCAAAGAGTATTTTGAGAAGGGAATTTTCATTTATTTGGTCAGTACTGAATTGGAGTCGTACGATAATAGGAGATGAAATCTAAACAATCTTTAACTTCAATAGTATCTAGACTTAGAGCAAATCCCTTACGAAGTGATACGTACTCATAAAATTGATTGAGATTGTAATAGTGGTGAACAACTACATCTTCACTTCTTCAAAGCGTGTTTTTTGCATAATTGCAATAGTCTTTAATTAGGTTTTTCATCTTTTTTTGCATTACAAAAGGTAAAAAAACGATTTGTAATACTTATATCTGCTTGTAAGCATTATATCTCTCAATGAAAAAAAAAGTCAAAAAAAACAGACTTTTTTCTGCTTTTCTTCTTGAAATATGCTTAAAAACTAATATAATTGAGATGCAGATATAAGTATAGAAGACAAACCTCTATTTTAGATAGAGGCATTTTCCGTTATGCTAAAAACTCAGAAAAAAAAGAAAACCTGACCGACAAGATCAGAACTGATCAAAAAACTGGATCAGATTTTTTCTATTTATGTGAGACTTTTGGTAGCAGATAAGGAGTGAATGGTAACCTGCCCTCTCTGCTGAGCAAGAGTTCATCGAAAACAAGCTCAAAACATGCACTTCATCACTCGTTCAGTCTACAAGTACAGACGAGATGAGAGAAACTGCCACGCAGGTTGTATGAGGTGTAATGTAATCCTCCATGGGAACTACATTGTCTATACTCGCCGAATGCAGAGGAAGTATGGGGAAATTCTCGTGGATGAGATGATCAACGACAAACAAATCTGCAAAATCACTACATGATCGCTACAAGAGATGATTGAGCGTTATGAATCAATGGCGAACGAACTCAAGAGGACAAAAGGACTATAGAATCAGACTTTTAATCTTTTTTTTATTTTAATTTCTAGACATGGCAAGAAAGCAGAATAAGACCACAAAAGAAAAAAGTGCAATCAAGAGGAAGCGGTCTAGCATTCAGAAGGAGCAAGAGGCAAAAGGAGCTGTTTTTTTGGGCAGGCCTGAGAAGTTCAAGAGCCCTGAGGAATTGAGAACGCTCTTTAATTGCTATCTAGCGAGCTGCCAACAGCTTGTAAGACTCCCCAAGGAGAATCCTGTACAGACAGAAGAAATAGACTGAGAACCGTTAGCGAACAGAAAAAAACCATGAATAAAAATGAAAAATAGTCTAATAACGGAATATACCATATCGGAACAGTGGAAACGGACGAAAGTTCCGACAAAATTAGGCTTTTATCTTTTTTTGGGTGGAATGAGCTCCGCAACTTGGAAATCGTATGAGATAGCACCCGACTTTTTGGAGACGGTAGAGGCGATCAACAACTTCTTTGAATGGATCTTGGAGAGTTGAGGACTAGAGGGGACGATAAACCCTCAGATGGTACAGTTTGTGCTCAATACGAGCTACGGAAGGAATCCAAAGCAGGTCGTAGAAGAAACGAGTGATTTTATAGTAGATGAGAATTTATTGAGTGAGGAATAATTTTATCTTTTCATAAAAAAATGAGGGCAAGTAACGAAAGATATGTATATCATCAGAGACGATTGCTCAATTATTTCTCTTCAGTGAGAGGAATGTTTAAGAGGGGGACAATAAGATTTAGGATAGAGAAAAATGAGCTACTAATTTCTTATCATCAATCAGAATTGCAATGAGGGATCTCTGCAGATGTGCTTGTTTCCTATAAAGAGGGAAACGAGGGGAAAAGGTGAATGATCTGGGAGATTCAGGATTTTGTTATTTCTTGTTATTATGAATTTGAACGAGATAAAAGTCCTATGAAATTGAAAGATCTAGCATGCCTTTGTGGAGTTGGAGTCTCTGCACTAGGCGAGCAGATAAAAAATATCCTTGATAAACTAAATAGATTTATTTCCCACGAAAAAAATGGAAACAAATTTTTATAAAAAGAGCCGAAGACTCAAACACTGCTATAAAATCGTGGGGAAAAACAGTAAAATTTTCCCTTTTATCAAAAATAAAGCTCAGGAGGTGGTAGCGGAGAAGATTAAAGAGCTTAGAAATAGCAATCAAGGCAAAAAAAAGCTCCAGCTCCTTATCCTCAAAGGCAGACAACTCTGAATTACGACCTACGCCTGCATCAATAATCTCGATGAAGTAATGGTCAAAAAGAATCTTAATACTGCAATCGTAGCTCATAAACTTTCCAAGCAAAGGGAAATTTTTAAGAAAGTAGAATACGCTTTTACCCAGTTCCCAAAGCAGATCAAGCTGGCAAATGGTCAGATTTTCCAAAAGCCTGAAACCAGATTTCAGACTGCATCCGAAATTTTTCTCAAGACAAATTCAGGTATTCAAGTGACTTTAGATTCCAGATCAGGAACCTTTCAGAAGGTACATATCACCGAGCTTGCCTTCCGTCCTGATGCTGAGGAGATGATCACGGGGACACTTCCTTCTGTTCCTGACGAGGGAGGAGAGATTATCATAGAAACGACTGCAAATGGAGTGGGGAACTATTTCCATCAGCTTTGGCAAAAAAGTTTTAATAATCCTGATGCTGAATGGAAAACGCTCTTTTTGTGATGGTGGTTGGCTGATGAATATCAACTTGAGGGACTAAATGTTAATCAGGATCAAGAGCTTCAGCTTCCTAATGAATTAAAGCATCTTGAAAAGCCAATGATTGATGGAACGATTCTTACCCAAGAACAGAAAAGGCGATACTTAGCACAATATCAATCTTTGGGGAAGCAATGCTTTCAGGAGTTCCCTTGTACCCCAGATGAAGCATTTTTGACTTCATGAGATCCTTTCTTTGATCTGGATCAAGTCAAACAATATGCGAGATTACCCTTTAGCATCGATAGTGAATTTAAGGATCTGAGGATCTACAAGCCTGCAAAGTATAAGTATTGTATGTATGGAGTGGATACCGCAGCAGGAGGAGAAGATGGCGACTTTGCGAGTATCAGAGTGAGGGATCAGGATTTGAATCTTTTGGCTGCTTATTATGGAAGAATTGAGCCTGATGAACTCTGTAAAGTGATTGATCGCTTGATGAAACTTGGATATGTCGGAGTCTTAGGAATAGAAAGCAACAATACCGGTATTGCGACTATTGCCAAATCTAAAGAGTATGTCTGGCACTCTTTACTTTTTAAGGAGAAGACCGTAGACAAAACGACCAACAGAAGCACTCACAAGCTCGGTTGGAATACCAATAGCAAGACAAGACCGCTCCTCCTTGCGGACTATAAGGCGTTGTATGCCTCTGATTTGATCCCAAATATTGATGAATATCTCAGGCATGAGATGTTTACCTTTGTGTATAACGGAAAGAACAGACCTGAAGCTTCTTTGGGGAATCATGATGATGCGGTAATGTCTGATGCAATTTGCTGTTATATGAGAGATCATGCAATAATAGTTTCTCAGGATCAAGAAGATGAAGAATAACCGGAAAAAATAAAATTTTGAGTATACTATGCGGTATATTTTTAGTCATTAATTTTGTAACGATGCCAAAGCTTAGTAATGCTTTTAGAAACTTCATCACGAGCAAAAAAAGGTATGCACTCGCTTATTCCAATGGAGAGACTGCATCAGGTTGGAGAAAAGAAGTCTTTAAGATCAAAAGTCATCTTTCCTGAATCCCAGAGAAGGACAGACTCTTGTATCTGACTTATAACTATTTTCGTCTTATCTCCAAAGCGTATGCAGATTATGAGCTAGGAGAAGGGGTGGAAGTATTCTTTGAGAAAGAGATAACTCAAACAAAACTTCTTAAGCGAATGGATGCGTCTAACATTCAGGAACTCTTGTATAAAGCAATGATACAAAAGTCAAAAGTCTGATACTGTATTTTGAGAGTTCTCAATATCAATGGATTTCCAAAGGTGGAAAAGATCCCTATCACGAGTTATTTTTGTTCTACTGAGGGAGTGAGTGTAGGAGCAAGTTTTGAAGATCTCCCTGAGCACAATATTATGAGTATGTATGAGGAGCAAATCGATGGAAAAATAGAAATCTTTGTAAAAATCGACAACTACAAGAAACAAGGGGAAAAGTGGATCGGAACTTATGCTACCTACGCATATTCCCCTAAAGGGAATTATGATAGTGGGAATATTAAATCCACACCTATCATAGAAACCCTCGAGCATCTTCCACTTTTCCTTTTCAATTCTGAGAATATCGAAGATGATATGCTTGAGGGTGAAGAGCTCAAGGATCAAAAAGGAAGTGGACTCCTAAAAATGTTTTTTGCTGAGAGCGACTATGGAGACATCATAGATATTGTGCAAGATATTAACGATCGCCAAAGTCAGATTTCTGTTGAATTTATCAAGCACTTAGGATCAAAGATTTCTCTACCAAAAAGCTATTTTGAGACAATGCAGAACCTCAAAATGGGCGATCTGATAAAAAACAAAGGTAAAGAAATCCTCAAAGAAGTGAATACGAGTATTGATAACTTTGACTATATCACTCATGGAGATGGAGAAAGCCCAGCTCAATATATCACCAAAGATGCAGGGATGCTAGAAAAGGCATTTACCAAAATAGAAAGAGATATTAGAGCTATCAGCACCTTTACAGCAGTTCCCGTGTATATGCTCGGACTCGAGACTGCAAGTGGGAATCGCCATGTAGGAACAGATGAGAAAGACTCTGAAGCATTTCTCCAAAAGATCAAAAGAAGAAGATCAGTCGCTTATGCCAGCTTTCAAAAGCTTTTTGCTTATATCGCTTGGATATTAGGAAGTGAGTATCATTTGCCTACAATCAAATATCCAAAGCTTCCCAATGGAGAATTGGAAAGTAAGGTCAGTATCGCAGCTCAGATGAAAGAGAATGGCTTTCTGAGTCAAAAAAGCTTGGTGAAGTTTGTAAATAATTTTGACGATGCAGAATACGATGAGGAAAAAGCACAGATGGATAAAGAATTGACTGATGAATATGCAATTCAAGGGAAATATCCTACTTTAGATCCTAATGATGAAGAAGAATGAACATCCGAGACCTCTTAGCTGATCCTTTTTTGCCGGTAATGACACAGATCAAACAAGACAAGAAAAGTTTTTTGAAAGAATGGGGAATGCTGACGCTCTGTGTAGGGGTCAGTCTTTTCCTTGTGGTATTTTTGGTGAGGATGGCATGGATTTTACCTTCTGTGATCTTGTAAATGAAGTATAGCAAAGAAGATAAAAAGCTGATTTCCTCTTTTGCTCAAGCTCAAAAAGATATTGAACACTTCTATTTGCAGGCACTCAGGGAAAAGAATCTCAGGAAGGCAAAGTATTATGCAGATCAAGCAAAAGCCCTTGTTGATCTCCTTCAAGAAGAGTATCAATCGTGGGCACTGACGCGTTGATCTCAAGAATATCTCAAAGGATTTAAGGAGGTAGAACACCTCAAACGAGGGGTGCCCAAACAAACTGTGGAGCTTGGAGAAGATCAAATCATGCTTCAAGTAGGGAAATTTCACAAGCAAGCTCTCCTAGCACTCGTGCAGAATGGGAATCGTGCAGTCTCTGCGACACTCGATGGCATGAAGAAAGATATTGTCTATGGATTGGCACTCTTTAACCAAAAAGGGAAAGAAATCTGACTTCAGCATCAGATTCAATCGCAAATTGGAGCAGGAATCCTGACAGGGAAGGCTTTACACTATCAGAAATCAGATTTAGTTGCTTTTTTTCAAAAAAAAGGGCTTCAGCTGAGAGATAGAAGTGGAAGGAAACGAGATCCTCACACCTATGCAGAAATGCTCATCAGAACAGAAACAGCAAGAGCTTACAATGCAGGAATAATCAACAGAGCCTTGGAACTCTGAACAAGCAAATTTAGAATAGAAGAAAGCTGGAACTGTTGCTCAATCTGTGCTCAGTACAACGGGAAAATAGTAGATATTAACAAAGGAGGCTACGACCTTCCTCCTTATCATCCAAACTGCAGAGGGACGATTGTTCCGGTATGGGAGGAAGAAAATCAGATAGAGAATATTTGAGAGTGAGAATTTTGACCTATTTATCAAGGTTTAAGAGATAAGGAAGCAGAAGATTTTCTCATTGCTCAAAAAAATGGTGAAGTAAAATGAGCTTATTATTATTGAAAAGAGCCGATTGATATTTTTTGGGGATCCTATGATAAGGAAAGTAAAAAAGGATTTTGATTAAGCAAGATTATCTCTAAGCATCCTGAAGCATTAGGAAATATTCAAAAATGGATCAACACTCTTCCAGAAATATCTCGCACAGAAAATCGCATCAAATTAAGTGATGGAAAAAGATGGGTAGTAATTAGTAGACAATGGAGAGATGGCAATAAAAATTGGATATTAACAGCTTATGAAAGTAGATAAATGGAAAAACCCCTCTATAAAGAGGGGCTCATTCATAACTTATGGTTCTTAGAATGATTTAATTTTCCAAGGGTGAGAGGATTATACATAAAATTCTTTAAAAATCAAGTGCAGATCAAAGAAACTTACTGCAGGGGGACGATTGTTCCGGTATGGGAGGAAGTGGAAGCAAGTAAATTTGGTAGTGAAATTGATGATAAGGTAAGGATGCTGGCACAGCATACAGGGATTACGGGAAAAAATACTCTCGAAAAGATGAAAAAGCTCAATAAAACAATAACAAAAGGGAAAGGATACCAAGAAGATTGGGAGAAAGAAATTTATAGAATTAAGGATCAGATAATTCTTCAAGAAGCAGAAAGAGTAGGAAAATTAATTAAAGATAAGGGGAATGCAACAATGATGCATATTAGACAAGGAAGTATACAAGTAAATTGGCATCTTGGAGACTTCCGCAAAACATTAAAGAAATTATGACGAATAAAAAAACAAGAGTAATATTACTCTTGTTCTCTTTCACGCCCCTGTAGTACAAAGACTACTACGACTACCACCGCATAAAAGCGGATCGTGTCACACTATCCTAGGAATAGGATTAGTGACCAAAAGAGTCCCAAGCGTGGGGGCGTATCCTGTCCGAAGACCGCCACGCCTAAACGTCCGAAACGCTCATCCACAATATCTTGAGACTCTTTTTATAGAGGGGATTATACTCAAAAAAAGATAAAAATCAAGTTTATTATAAAATACTGGAAAATCTCTTGCAAATTTTTTTTTAATCGCTATACTATTTCTACCCAAGAGTTAGGGAGCCTCTCTTTTCGCGGATCGAGTGTGTCTACCCTAATCGGAGTCCCACTTGTTGGGATGGAAATCCCCCAAGTAATTGGGGGATATTTGTTTTTTTAAAGAGTTATGAAAAAAGTTTGCGTATATATTGATGGGTTTAATGTATTTCATGCACTTAAACAATCATTTTGAAAGAAATATTATTGGCTCAATTATAAACAACTTTCTAGAGCGTATTTAGAACATTGAGATCACCTCGTAGAGGTTTATTATTTTTCTGCTTTGTTTTATTCAGACCCTGAAGGTGTTGAGAGACATAAAGAATATATAAGAGTGTTACAAAAAAAGTGAGTTAAGATTATTTTATGAAAATATCAAGAAAGAGAATCAAAATTTAATAAAAAACATAATAAAGTTCTTTCTATTGCTTATGATGGAAGAGTTGGTACTCATGAAAAGGGAATTAAACAACTTCCTATTCCGGATCAATTGATTTATAGTAAATTTGAGGAAAAAAGAACAGATGTGAATATGGCAGTTCAAATTGTAATGGATTGATTGAGAGATAAATATGATAAAGCAATAATTATTACGTGAGATAGTGATATTGCACCAGCTGTTGAAGCAATTAAAAGAGTAAGTAATAAAGAATTTGTATCAGTTATCCCAGTTTGAAAAAAAGGATATACTATAGCAAATACCTGTTGAGCAAAAATTAATATGAAAGAAGCAGATCTTAGTACGGCACAATTTCCTGACGTAATACAAGAACGAGAAAGACCACAAGAATGGAGGTAATATAGAATAATAGGGAAAAAGAAGTCAAAAATCAGACTTTACTTATCTAACTCTTATGGAAAATGGATAAAGAAACACTAATAAAAAAGATTTTCCCAAATGGATATATTCATACTTTTGTAGGAATATCTCTCCAAAAAGATGATCCAGAGAAGTTAGCACTCTTCTTGGAAGAGGAAAAGGAATATCTCCTTTACAAAGGAAACGATGAGGATGAGATTATACAAGCATTGAAATATATACAAGAAGAGGTTGAAAAAAAATATTCTCAAGAGGTATAATACATAATCCTAGATATAAAGGGGTTTTGCCTCTTTTTTTATTTGTAAGAGATTATGGTTTGACTTTTATAAAAAAATATATAAATATATAACATATTTAGACTAATAAAATATGTGGATGTTCTCCCTAAGCAATGTAATTGATCTTATCAAAGATATGAAAAACAAGAGAATAAAACTTAGTGATATATCATTGTTAGATTATGTTTCTCCTGTTTATGCAATTTCATTAGCCAGTTTTATCAATCAATGAATGATTGAAAAAGATCATTTATGAGTGATTTTGCCAGAATTACAGACTTATTTAGATAGGTGTTGATTCTTGTATGCCATAGATCTTAAAGATAAAAATAAGTATAGTGGGAATTCTCAAAATCTCATTGAAATTACGCCAATTATTTCTAGGGAACAGAATGAGTTATTAACTAGTGGAGGAGTTGATAAGATTTGTGCGAAATTATTTGTAAGAGCAAAAAATATTCAAAAAGAAAGTACTGAGGGAAAGAGATTTTTAGATAATCTGGAAAATACTTTATTATTAGCTGTTACAGAACTCTTGGATAATATAAATATTCATTCTGAAGCAGACTTAAGTCAAAAAGCATCTATGTATATGATGCAGTACTATCCAAGTAAAAAAAAGACTCATTTGGCGATTATTGATAGTGGGATTGGGATTGTGGAATCATTGAAGAAATCATCGCACTTTAATTTATCAAGAGAAGATAAAGACTATTTACAACTCTCTTTAGAAAAAAATATCACAAATGGGAAGGGTAGAGGGAATGGATTGGCTATGGTTAGAGAAATTATTGAAGAAACAAGCTCTAAGTTAGAGATCTATTCAAACGGAGTTTTGTATACAAAAAATTGACAAGATGAAAAAATAGAATATACTTGAGTAAGTTTTAATGGGACAATAATCAATATTGAGTTTAATATGGAGGCTATAGAGTGAGAAAATCAAGAACGATTGAAATCATTTTCTCATATTTGTACAGAAATGGAAGATTTGGACTTTTATGAATGAATCTTTGAATAATTTATTATATAATTAGTAGTAGCATGGAAAATTTAAAGGTAATTAAATTAAATGAATTTTGAAAAATATTATCATCAAGAATATTGGGGAAAAAAATTTTTGAAGAGGTAGAAAAAGAAAATTTTAGGGTTGTGTTTGATTTTGTTGGAATAGATATGGTAAACTCCTCATTTACGGATGAATTATTTTGAAAAATTGTAGAAAGAGGGATAACAAATTTTAAGATAAGAAATATAGAAAATAATCTAATAAAAAGATTGATCTTACTTGCTATGGAGGGGAGAAGACAAAAGGAATTAGCTTAGAATCGTACTATTTGTTAAAAAGAAGTCAAAAATCAGACTTCTTTTTTTTATTTTTTATAAAAAAATGTCCGGAAAAAAATTTTTTTTGAGTATAATCCAAGGTGCTTTTTATATCATAAGCACAAAAACAGTATGTTTATCAATGGAAGATTTCATAGCAGATCGGTGCTTTTTGCTCCAAATGATGGAGGGGAAACAACAGGTGCTGGTGGTGCTGGGAACTCAGACAAGACTCCAGAAGGGAAAAACTCCGATCCTGCCAATGGAGGTAAAGACAAAGGAGGAAATGAAACCGTTCCTTACGGGAGATTTAAGGAAGTAAACGATGAAAATAAGTCGCTCAAAGCAAGACTTGCTGAATTTGAATCAGAAAAGGCAAAAGCTGAAGCTGAAAAGAAAAAGCAAGAAGAAGCTGAGGCTCTCAAGAAAGGAGAGCACGAAAAAATCATCGCTGAAAAACAAAGTGCTCTTGATGCCTATGCAGCAAAAGAAGCTGATTGGGGAAAGAGAACTGCAAGCATCCAAGCAATGGTGGATGGTAAACTTGAGGAAATCAAAGCCAGTCATGGTGATGATATCCTTGCCAAAGTAAAGGCTACTATTGGGTCTGATGATCCATGGGTAATCTTGGAAAAGCTGGACAATGTACTGGGACTTCTCGGGGCTTGAGCATCAAGACCGCAAGGATGACAGCAACACCCAGCAGGGAATGGAAAGTCTAAACTGGAAATTCTCAAAGAGAAAGTAGAAAAAAAGGAAAGACTGACTCCCGAGGAGGAGAGAACTTACTTTGAAGAGTTGGCTAAACTTTCCTAAAAAATCAGATTTTTTTGGATTTCTTTTGAAATTCATAACCGTATGGCGGATATTTATTCTTTATTTAGAAAACAATGTTACATTTTGCAAAAGACTTTAGAGCCAAGGAGCAAGTTCTTGGGTATATTCAAATCAGAGGGAAGGAAACCCCTGTCGTAGATCTTTTTAGATCTAATGGGGAAAAGCTTCTCGCTGAGAAGGTAGCTCACTATGAAAAATTTCAAGTATTGGAAGATGGGCGTCTTACCGCTCAGATCAATGACACAACAAGTACTACTTTTAGTGTCAATGAAGAGTTGGTAAAATTCCTCTCTGTAGGGCATCAGATTGCTATCGGAGACGAACACTTTATCGTGAAATCAAAGGATGTAAGTGCCAAACAAATCACCGTAGAAGGAAGAGGATATGCTGACACTCCTAAGTCTAATCACGCTAATGGTGATGTCGTATATGTAGTCGCTAAGGCTGAAGGAGAAGGAATGGTTACAGAAGACTATCTCAAAACTGCATCTGTAGAAGTAGTAAACTATCTCCAAGAATTTACAAAATCAGTACATATCACGGAAAGAGCAATCAATACCTCTCAAAAAGATGCCACACAACTCGAAGCAGAAGAAACCATCGCAAAGATTAACGAGCAAGGACAAGAATTGGAAAGAGCTTTCTTGTATGGAGTAGGTAAACAAGATCCAGATAAGGGAAGACACACACTTAGTGGACTTAAAAACTTGATGACAAAATACGGAGCAAAAATCTACGACGCTCAAAAAGATCTGACCGACGAAAAACTTGATGCCGTTTTCGCAGAAATGGTGAACAAAGGAAGTGAAGTAGATACTTTCATCGTAAACCCTTTGTCACTTTCTAAGACATTCAAGAAGATGAAAAATGTGGTAAATGTATTCCAAAGTGAGCAAGGAAAGCAAATCGCTGGAGGGGTAATCACTGGATACATGCCTTCAACTATGGGAGGTAAGACAATCAAATTTATTGTGAGTACCGCTTGTAAGCCAACTGACATCTTCCTTGTTAACTCTGAAAAGCTTTTCTTCTTACCAAATCAAAGCAAGAAAACAGGAGAAGATATTGTACTTACTGTAGTACAAGAAACAAATGTATCAAGTGCAGTAGTCAATAAGACGATCAGAACTGTAGGTACGATTAAGGTAGAAGGTGTGTCTAAGATGGCATATATCGCTAACGCATTCTAATATCTGGGGGAGAATATCCCCCGCTTATTTATTTTTGTAATGAAATACGATCATGAGCTACAAGTTTACAAAAGACTGCGAAATTATGAACTGCGAATTTTTAGAAGGAGAAATCGTAGAAGAAAATGCAGTACAGTTTTATCCTTCAGTGATGACTCAGACTGATGAGGAGGCAACACTAGAGGTATCCAGAGCAGGAGAGAATCTGGTAAAAGAAGAAAAAAGTCTGACTCCATCAAAGAAAGGAGTCACTAAGAAAAAGGCTAAAGAAGAAGTAGCTGAGGAAGCTCCAACAGAGGAAACTCCAACAGAAGAATAATTTTATTTTGCAACAACAAGGAAAATGACAGTAAAAAATCCAATCGATGAAAGATACATGGTGAGAACCTCCATGGATGTCCTCATCGCTCAGAGTTGGTCACAAGGTCTGAGAAATGTAGGAGTTTATAGTGATCCTAATCGTTCTTCAGCAGGAGAAACGAGCGAGGAAACCTACTCTAACTGGCAGACAAAAAAGATCAAAAACGGAGATATGATGAAAGTGGATATTACCCTTCATGAGATCAATCCAGCAATCCTTGCAATTATCGATGGTGGTGCAGTCAAGGTAAGCAAGGAAGTTGCACAAGTAACAGATAGAATAGAAAAGTTTTTGCCAGGACAATGGGGATTTACCAAAGATGTATTACTCGAATCTCGTAATGCAGATGGAAGTATGATCACTCCAAGCGAGGTAAAAGCACTTATCGATGGTGTAGATACAGCACTCGTTAAGGGAACGGATTATGAAATCGGAAAGACTGCAATCGGTGATACTTTTGTAAAGTTTAAGCAGGGAGCAAAGCTTAGTGCAGACACTCCAGCTCAAGCAACAATTAGTATCAAATACTCTTGTACTCCTGATGCTACACTCCAAAAGATGAAACATGAAACTTCAGGAGTTCCTCTCGGATTTGTGATGGTGCTAGAAGAAAAGTGGAATTACAATGGAAAAGAGATGGGAATCAGATTTAAGCTTGAAGATTGTAAAAATACTAAAGCTTTCCATAAAGCTATCAATGATAGCGACTCAAGCTCTGCAGGATATCCTTGTGAAATCACTGGAAGAGTCGTAGGACATGAGTTCTTTGGTTTTGGTGCGTAAGCACTTGTCTGAAGGATTTGTGCAAAGCACTTGTCTGAAGGATTTGTGCAAAGCACTTGTCTGAAGAACTTCCCTTCCCCCTTTCACTTGAGAGGGGGAAATATTGGGGAGAAAACAGTAAGATTATATCGTTGCTCTGATCAGTTTAGCTTACTGTTCTGATGAGAGGAACGATATAAGAAATCAGATTTATTTTTTTTATACTTACAACAATGGCAATTAACCTTCAAGACTTTATGCAAGGATATAAGACTCATGAAGTATTCTTTGAAGAGAAGAAACGAATATTTAGAGAGCCAACGATTAGAACGCTCCTCAATATCAAAGACAAGGAAAGTGCAGAATCGCTAGTAAAAGAAATTCTTATCGAAGGAAGTTATGAAGAACTTGATAAAGTCCTCGCAGAGCTTACTATTGAAAAAAGAGAAGAATTTTACACCACCCTCATGAAAGAATTGGGTTTAAAATAGGGGAAGGGAATCCAGATCCTGAATATGATCTGAAGATGATGCAATATACGCTTTGCTCTATCATGCACTTTTATCATCTCAGTAGAGAAGAAGTCTTTGATTTGACTTACTCGGTACTGAGTGTGCTAATGGAGCAAAGTATTGCAATCCAGCATCCTGAAGCTCTTCCCAAGCCACAAAAGAAGATCAAAACAGAAGAAGAACTGTTTGATCATTTGAGGGGAAAATATGGGGTATAAAAAGAGAAAAAAACCTGACTCAAAATCAGGTTTCTTTTTTCTATTTTTTGTATTTGAGTTTTATGCGTAAGCAAGCTCTTTGATTTTTTCATGCACTGTGGCAATTCTTTCTGCTTCCTCTTTCTCTGCAACGAAGAGATCATAGTTGGATTGTAAGTTAAGCCAAACCTCAGCAGAAGTACCAAACGCTGCACCAATACGAACTGCTAGCGATGCTGTGATACTTCTCCTCCCCTTGATGATGTCGCTAAGATAAGGAGCAGAAATCCCTATAAGTTGAGCAAATTGTCTTTGTGTCCACCCCTTTGCTTCGATTGCTTCGAGCAGATCCTCTCCAGGGTGAAATGCGATAGGTAGTCTTTCCATGGTGTGAATGCTAAACGATATAAAATTTTTTTAATTCTCATCCTCCAAGAGGAGACAAGCACTACTCATAGTGCTTGCTAATCTCGAGGATCTCAATAACTTGAATTTCTCCGTCTTGATTGACTGTAAATATCAGTCTTCGCTGGTCATTGAGACGCACGCTATACTGTCCTTGACGCTTTCACCCTAATTTTTCGAGATAAAGTCATGGGTGCTTGGAAATATCTACGAGAGATACTGCCTTCATAAAGAACTGTATACGACGCTGATACTTACGAATGAGATCGGGATGTAAGTTATCCCTTTCTCTGCCGTAACAGATGTTTTCAAGTCTTGAAGAATGAAATTTTACTTCCATCGACAAGAATTAAAATATAAAGCTGATACTCGAGGAAGCAATTTCTTATTCGGTAAAGATTAACTCCTCAAGTTCGTTATCCATTATACATAATTTATGTTAAAAATCAAGAGAAAGTTATGCAAAAAGAATAATTTATATTCTAAAAAAAAAGAAAAAAGAGACAAACTTTGCCTCTCTTTCCCCCGAATAAGAATAATGAGCACCAACTTTTATGATTTCTAGTATACATAAAATCTCACAAAATGCAAGATTTTAAGGACTTTTTTACAGATACTACATCTTGTGTAAAAATGCAAGAAGTATCACAAAATATAGTTTCAGAGATCTAGTACGGCTTCCCCTTGACTTTTGCGACAAAAACAATAAAAGAATATTGCTAAATCAAATATCCCCCTCAAGAAGGAATGAACCATCTATGGTTTTCTTTTCTCTTTTTGAGGATTTGATTTAGCACCCATAGGTGGTTTTTTAATTTTTATACTTATAAGGATGACAAAGAAAAGTTACTATTTTATTGGAGGTGCTGTTGTGATTTTTCTATTGGGATTTGTAATAGGAAGAGAACAAATGAAGTACGAAATCAGGTCAACAATTACAGAAGGAATAAAAAATGTATTTGGGGGAGATAGAGAAAAGAAAGATAAGATAGAAGAAAAATTGATACAACCGTGAGAGTTTCATACGTATGGGGAAGGAGATAAAACAATAAAAGTTAGAGTTAGAAAGTTAGTTAAAGTCTCACAGATACAAAATGGTTATTGAAAAAAAATTATCTCCGTATCAATGGAAGGTGAAAATACAGGAAAAAAAGTAAATTTTAAGAATATTAATCAATTTTCAGTATACCTAGAAACAAAAGATGGTATGCAATATCAAGCTTTAGAGACAGAACAAACACCATCTGATTTTCTTCCAGCAGGGTTTTGAGGTTGTGTCTCTTGTAATAGCAATCCTTGAGAAAAAAATATAGAACTTATTCATTTTGAAGTCCCAGAAAATTTAAATTTAGAATGAGCGAAATTGAAACTAGACGAAGAAGAGGCAGAATCTTTTCTACTTCCTCAGGAACAAAAGGTAGATTTTGATAGTGTACAAGACAAAACTCAAATACGATAAGGAAAAAGTTAAAAAAAACATCCGGAAAAATTTAAAATCTGACTATACTGTAAGTCAGATTTTTAGTTTTTTTTGAAAAAATATGGAACAAAAAGTAGGATCAGCTTTTATTGAGATCGAGGCAAAACTTGATCAACTGGAAGGAAGGCTTAGTACAGAAATAAAGGGTATAGCAGAAAAAGGAGGTCAGAATTTTACGAGTTCCTTTACACAAGCACTTTGACCTCTCAAATGAATGATCGCAAGTGCGGTTTCTATTGGTGCTTTTGTCCAAATTTCAAAGTCAATTATATCCCTAGCAGATAATCTTGAACAGGCAAAAAATGCCTTTACAACGATGCTTTGAAGTGCAGAACAAGCAGAAACAATGCTTCAAAACCTCTCAGACTTTGCAGCTAAAACTCCCTTTGAACTTCCTGAAGTAAGACAAAATGCAAAACAATTGCTTGCTATGGGGGTAAGTGCGGAGAATATTATCCCCACAATGAAAGCACTTGGAGATGTAGCATCATGAACTGGTGCGGATATGTCCAGACTCGCGATGAACTATGGGCAAGTAATCACTCAGGGAAAGTTGACTAGTCGTGAGCTGAAGGATTTTCAAGTCAATGGAGTACCAATCTTGGACGAGCTTGCAAAGAATGCGGGGAAAAGTAAAGAGGAAATCCAAAATATGATTAGCTCTGGGCAAATATCTGCCAACGACGTAACAAGAGCTTTTGAAACAATGACAAGTGAGGGAGGAAAGTTTGCGGATATGATGGCTACGCAATCTTCAACATTAAGTGGGCAATGGTCAAATTTCCAAGATCAACTCTCACAAATAGGAGAAAAAATATGAGTTTGACTCTTGGATAATCTCAAAGGAGAAGTGGGGCAAATGGGAGAAATCATAGAAGCACAATCAGACAATATCATCAATAGTGCAGATGCTATTTACGATAGTGTTTTCACAGTATGGGATGCAATAAAAGAAGTATTAACTACAGTTTGGGAGTTCTGGGGATCAGTCTTTGAAGGTTTAGGAATTGCGATAAAATCGTTTCAATGAGAAAATAATGAAGCTACTTCTGGGATCAAGTGAGATTGGTCAGATTTGTTTTATTATTTAGAACTTTGAATTGATAGTGTGGTTGGTCTTTTCCGTATCGCATTTACCGGGATCAAAGAGATTATTATTGGCGTGATCGAGCCTGCTTATTTGGCGATCAATACTATTGGAGAGGCACGAAGTGGAGGAATATCTGCGATTAGATCACGATTTAGCAAACTCGGTGCGGATATTTGAAATATTTTTATCGATATGGCAAACAGTGTGCTTAAAACCGTGAATCGGCTCGGAGATAAGCTCAATTATATTTTACCAAAAAGTCTTGAAGTCTGATCCGTGACCTTGATCAATCGTAACGATACTACAGGACTCAAGAGTCAACTCAATCATGCTATGGATGGAACAAAAATGGCATGGGATGCTACCAAAAAAAGCTTTATTGACAATATGAGCAAAGCTCGAGGAGAAGTTACTAAAGTGGCAGATAATGCGATGGGGAAAATGTTTAATACCTATGCAGAAAGAACCTGACAGCTTATAAAGAAAACAGAAGAAAAAAACAAAGAACTCGATACAAAATTTAAATATGGAGAAAATAAAGCTGGAGGGGCTGGATGAGGAGGAGGGTGAAAGTCCTCAAACAAAGCAGAAAAAGAGGCACTCAAAGAGGTAAAAGAAAGCTATACCGAGATCGAGAAAAAGATCAAAGAACATAGTAAGGCAGTAGAAGATGCAGAAAAAAAGGTAGAAAATCTGAATAAAAAGTATAATGAACTCAAGGAGACGGCGAAAAAAGCTTTTTACGAGGCGAAACAGGCGGTATCTGAACTTAATAAGGAAATAGGAAAAAATGATCAAGAGCAAATAGCATCACTATGAGAAAGATATCAAGAAATTAAGCAGAAATTGATCGATGAAAAAGCAAAATTGACTAAAGATGGAATGGGGTGGCTCATAGAGTGATATAGCAAGAAGCGTTTACAAGAACTCCAAAATGATGGAATTCAAAAGGTGTATGGAGTGGAGATAAAACAACTCTTAGAAATCAAAAATCTTATGGAAGAACAACTTCTGATCGAAAAGAATACCACTGAAGAGCAGAGAAAGTCAAAAGATTTTACCGAGCAGACAAGTAAGGCACAAGAGATCCTAAACAAACATGCCGAAAAATCAAAAGAACTTGAGGAGAAAAAAGCGATAGCAATGGAAAAGCAAGCAATCGCAAAAGCACTGAGCGATGGGAAAAAGATCGAGAGTAAAGAAGAAGATGGAGAACTCAAAGCACGATATGAAGATGAAACCGGGAAAATGGTAGAAGTAACAAACTTTAAGAATATCCAATATGCTCAAGATCTCTTTAATAAATCAGAAAGCATCAGGCTAGAAAAAGAAGAAGTAGAAAAGAAACTCTTGCGAGAGACTGCAGCGACTCAGAATTGGATCAATGAAAAGATCAGACTTGATCAGGAATATACTAAGATTCACAATAAAGAAATCGACAAGCAGAAGGGGAAGGTAGATGAGCTGATTGCCAAGTATCAAGCACTCGCAAAAGCAAAATTTGGAGGCTGAGGGGCGAGGGGTGCAAGAGCCTTTGGAGGAGCAGTACAAGCAGGGTTGCCGTATCTGATCGGAGAAAACTACAAGCCTGAGATGTTTATCCCCTCTACTTCTGGAAGTGTAGTACCAGTAAACAACTATAATCAATCAAGGACGTATCACTTCAGTGGAGTAACGATCAATGCCAACAATGCTCAAGATTTTTGGTCTGAGATCCAAAATCATATAGGAGATTACACCTAAAAGAAAAATCTGACTCAAGGGGTCAGATTTCTTTTTTTATGTTTGACTGATAAAATGATTCTGTATTCGATTAGTAAGGTCTTTTTGTAGTTCTTCTTTTATCTCGGGTTTTCAAAACTTCTTACTCATCTGTTCAGCGAATTTTTCATAATCTTGATCGTCAATTTTCACTCTAAAATCATTAAATTTTGATTTTTTGTATCGGTCTGGCATATCTTTTTCTAAAATTGTTGTATTGTCTTTGTCCTTAAGTCTATCATAGATAAACTTAAATTCTTGCTCTAGTTCCTCTCTACTTTCATATCGTCATAGACGAGGTGATGGAGAAATGCCACTCATTTGCCCATGCTCAAAATACACTTCAAAAACTCAATATAAAGTCTGATCAAATTCTGGTTTGTCTTTGATAGGTTGGAAAAATTTAGAAATCACTCTATATTGTCGGTAATGTTCTGGTGTCTGATTCATAGTTCTGATCAAATATAAAAAGCTATGCAGTTGCTCTCTCAAGTCCTCTTGCAAGCAAATATTCACTCAATGAGCGATACCCCCCAGCTGAAGCATATTGTTGCAAAAGCACTTTGTCTCTTGCTTTGACTCTAATATTGATCGTATCGTCTTTTTTCTTTGCCTGTTCAGCTTCAATCATCGCTCCAATATCTTGCAATAAGGTAGGAATATCTGCCTTGAGATAAGGTTGATCAAGATTTGCTTCTTTGCAATAAATCTCTACAACTTCTCAGTCATCAGGGTCTATTTCCCCAGTTTCTCTGATAATGAGGGGGAACTTCTTCGTTCCCACTGGAATATACAAGGTCAATTCTTTATGCATGGTTTTCAGGATAGCTTAAATAAAAAAGTTTCAGTTTTCTTTTGTAAATATTTAGACAATCTCAGTGATGAAGCGGAATAGTGAAAGCTCTTCAATCTTTCCCCTCAAGCTTGAAGTGAGATCCTCAAGCCTCAATCTCAACAAATCACTCTGAAATAAGAAAGGTTCTGATCTGTGAGAGGCTGACCGTACAAGGATCTTTGAGGAAAGTTTCTCTGACTTTCTCTTTTTTACTCATCTGTCTGCTGGTCTGATATAAATGTAATTACATTGTATATATTTGTTTTACAAAAGCAAATCTTTTTGTACTTATTTTCAAGAATAAAAAATCTGACTCAAGTGGTCAGATTTCTTTTTTATTTTAGCAAGATGTTTTATGCAAGTGCCATTTCCTGAACTCTTCTTCTTATGTATTCTCTTTGCGAAATTTCCTCATCATTTTTTTCAATGAGAAAAAGATCATACATATTTTGTAAATTGAGCCAAGATGATGCTGGCATTCCAAGTGCTTCACCAAAACGAGCGGCGATTCTTGGAGTAATATTTCTCCTTCATTTGATAATATCGTTGATCTCAAATTTGCTAATTCCTACTATCTCAGAAAGTTCTTTTTGTGTTCGTCACTTTACTTTGAGTGCGTTAGCAAGATACCTTCCAGGGTGGAATGCTAATCCTGGTTTAATCATGATACATAGTATAAAAAAATAAAGAAGAGAAAGTGTGTTACAACTAAATCTCATAAATCTCATTCCTCCGAAGAGGAAGAGGAAAGCTATTATGTTGCATAATGATTGCTTATCCTCTTGAGATTTACAACTTGTACTTCTCCTTGCTCTCAACGAGTGAACTCTAATCTTCGCTGTTTATTGAGCCGGGCTGCCCAAATACCTTTCATATCACCTTTTTTAGGTCAGACTCTATAGTCTCAGAAAGTATTGATCTGTGCGACCGTGTCCACGGAATACATCACAGATACAACCTCAACAAAGGTTTCTACTATCCCACGAGGATAGCGTCCTTTACCAAGATCGGGATTCTCATACAGATGTTGCAAGTCTTTGTTTACAAAATTGACTTGTAACATAATTGATTGAGTATGTAAAATGTCGTTACTATAAGAGTTCTTCTTATACTCTCATACATAACATTGTCTATTATAGACAATTTAATAAAAAAATCAAGAGAAAGTTAACTTTTTTTTACAACTTTTCTTTTTTTGAAGAAACAAAAAGAGACCATTACTGGTCTCGTTCTTGCAAGAAGATTTTTTTAGCAACGACATTTGTTTATATAATACACATTTTCTTTAGAAAATCAAGTTTTTAAATCTTTTTTAGTATGTGTCAATATATAGTGTTAATGGTTACTAGAGATACTATATATAGAAAATAGGGGGGCTGATTCACCAATAAAAAACAAAAAATCATACTTTGGAAAAAATGTCTATATTCAAAAAATGTCCGGAAAAAATAAAATTCTGACTATACTGTAAGTCAGATTTTTTACTTATAAGAAAAAAATATGGAAAATCTAATCGTACATATGGTCAAATATAGAGGCTATCTCTTTTCAGGATCTCCTACAATGTTTGCAGGACAAGAGAAGTTTGGTTTTTTTGCTCTGAAGGAATTTGATCGATACCATGTAGAAACAAGAAAAGATATTACCAAGTATGTTTTTCGTCATGGATCTAAGGTTGGAGCAACGAGCAACGGAGTAAGGAGTTTTAATCTGACTTTTTCTGCTTTTGCGAGTGATGAAATAGAGAGAATGAAGCTGATTAGGTTGGTATCAAGTATCTTTAATCCTCCGAGCATTATGAGTGATACTGAGGGGTGGCACGATTTGGAGTTTATGACACCAGATGGAACCTTGCGAACGACAAAAGCACAAGTAGTCGACCGTCCAAAGATTTTTGATTTCAACAATCAAAACTGGGCAACTTTCCAAGTGGAGCTTGTAGCAAAAGAGGGGAGCTACTTAATGTCTAAGCATCAAAGTACCTTCAAAGATCACAACACGAGGCTTTGAGTCAGACTTTCAAACTTTTTGCCTCATAAGCACAAATACTATAGATCTCTGCTAGAGTATCACGGAACTTCAGACGCACCTCTGAATCTCAAGATTACAGCAAAAAAAGATCTCCAACTGCCTTGGCTCACTATCAGAACGATCAATGGAGATACCTTGCTCACCAGTATGGAACTAGGAGCAATAAGTCTGACAGCATGAGAGCAGATCGTTATTGATAGTTATGAGGAGACCATAGGAGCGATAAAAAACGGAGAAAAGACTAACCTCAGTAATCGTTTGTCCCTCAATAGCGAGCGACCTCGCCTTTTGTCTCCTGTGAGCAACAAAGGATTGATCGCAAGTGTGGACTGTGGAATGAGTGAGGCGGTACTTGATCTAGAATGGAGCTGGAACGAAATTTGGGACTAAGATTTTATTTGTTTACAAGAAAAGATGATAATCGATATTAAGTATTTAACAGAGAACGTAGTCAATGAGGAGCTTTATGAACTCTGCATGAGTTCTGCAGATAAAGTTCAGCGTTATCTGAATATTGTAGAAAATAAGATCAAGCTGTATCTGGATATTGAGCAGTTTAAGGAAAATGATGAGTATATTTTCCCAGAGGAACTCAAGGAAGTCGTCAGATTTTTAGTAGAAAGTTTGTATCTCAATAAAACGCTCAATCCTACCGGATGAGCTCGTTCCTCTTATACAGAAAAGCACGATGACTACTCGCTATCAGAGACCTTTACAGGCGGAGAGAATCTCATGCGATATGGAATCCCCATCCTTGCAGACTATCTCAGAGTCCTCAGGTACTATAGAGGAGAACATCAAACTAGTCCAAGTGGGCGTTTTATCGTGTAAAATAAGAGCAATGTTTGAAGATTTTTTGAAAGATAAGGTAAAAATAATCAGAAAGAAAACTGATTTTAGTGGGGGGTTAGCAGGAGAAACGCAAGAAATTATCGCAGAAGAGAAATGCAGGAAAACCTCTCCAAATCAAAGAGATTTTCAGCAGATTCAGCATCAACAGATCAATAAACAAATCTGGAAAATCTATCTCAAAGCAGATTCTCAATTTCAAGACTGAGATCTTCTCAGCATTGAGAATAAGGACTATACTTCGCTCTATCGCTATGAGGTAGCAGGGAAAGAAAAAGTCCATCATATCAAGATTTTAGCTCTCAGAGTATAAAATGAAATTTGTGATCAATCCTAAGTTTATTCCAGCTGTCAAGAAGAGAAGTCAGCAAGCTCTCAAAAAAGCCTGACTCTATATGGAAACGATGCTCAAAAAAGCAGTTCCAAAGGATACTGGTAATCTCCAAAAATCAATCTTTCACGAACTTATCGGAGAAAAAACCGTAAGAGTCTGAAGTATGAGTTGGTCAGCATATGGAGTTGAGCATGGGAGAGAGCCAGGGAAAATGCCTCCATTAGATGCACTTGTTGGGTGGGTAATCAGAAGATTTTGATTGCTCTGAAGTAAGACACAACCACGAGAAAAGCAACCAAAAGAAACTAAGTCTGCAGTGTGGCTTGTGGCTAGAAAAATTAGAGACAAAGGGATAAGTGCAAAGCATATCTTCTCCGAAACCCGAGAAGCTAACAAAGACAAAGCAACAAAGATTTATTTTGATACCCTCAAACGATAATGAACTATATTCAAGCATTGCAAGCATTTTTGCAAAAGGATCCTGAGATAGGGAAAATGGTAGGAGAAAGAGTTGGTTTTTTGCGTATGCCGACAAATACAGAAAAGCCGTATATTATCTTTAACGAGCAAGAATGGAGTCCAGCACTTCTCAATCAAGATGATTATGAAAGTGGATTGGATTGTTTTCCTGTCTTGATCGATGTAGTAGTAGACTATCAGCAAGCAAACCTTGGTCGCCAACTTAGACAAAAAATCAGAGAAAAAATCTGAAACTTTAATGGTGCAATGCATGGACGGGAAGGTCAGATTTCTTTCCTTCGTTTTTTGGCGTGTGACTATGCAGTAGATACCGACTGAGTGATGCGAGGGGGGCTTTATCTGTTTAAGCAAGGAAGAAAATGCTCATAAAAATTTCAGATCCCAAAGGAGAAAAAAGCTTTTTTGTCAGGAGAATGTTTGCTTTTTCTGCAGTCAAAAAGCTCAATGAAGCAGGGATGATCAAGCTCTCTTTTCCAGATGATCTTGCAGGACTAGAAGAATTTGAGATCAAAAAAGGATTTTTGATTCAGGCTTTTTTGCCTGATGAAAACAAAAAGGTACATTGCATATTTTCTGGATATATCGAGGAGAGAAGCATCGTAGGGAATGTAGTGAATCTGGTAGGATACGACTTCATAGGCTATGCCAAGCATCGTATGATCAGAGAAGATCTAAAATTTCAGAATACTGCGATCAAAAGCATCATTGAAACAATATTCTGAAAGCTGAATGCAGTCAGTGTTTTACCTTTTTCTTTGGGGAAGAATGATGGTGAAGAGCTGATCAATATCGAATTCAAAGCCTTTACTTCACTCTATACCATCTTGAAGGAATTGAGTAAAAAAGTCTCAGAGCTCCAAATTAGGCACAGGTCTGAGATCCTAGGAAATGGAAGTAAAGAATATCTTGATATTAGTAAAAATTGCGGAGTCCAACACTCATGAATTTGGTCAGACAATGCCAATATTCAACAAAGGAATAGTAAGGTCATCTCTCGAGAGTGGAAAGATAGTCTCTGAAATACCTGCAACTACTGGAGAGACAACAATGGAAATATCAGAGAAAATCAAAGCAGCATCAGCCAATGACTTTTATTTGAAAAATTTGAACAAAATCCAGAAAAAACCCCTGATGAATTGGTAGAAAGTGCTGGGCTGGTGACCATTGTCCCTGAAGTAAGTAGAGAAGAAATGACCCAACTTACGGTAGGAGATCAAAAAGCGATTAGACTTATTGCGAGGCTTGAGTGGGCAAGATTTGAGTATCTAGGGATTATTCAAGAGGTAAGTTTTGGATCAAATAGTGCTGGGGGGCTTGACTTCTCAATCAAAATCTGAGAAAAACTCATTGAGCAAAAAAATATCTTGGATAAAACCCTTGCTAACCTCGCAAGTGCAATTTTGAAAAAGAATCGATAAATAAACATATTTTATAAAAAATGTCCGGAAAAAATAAAATTCTGACTATACTGTACAAAGGTTATTTTTAGATACTAATAAGATAGACAATGTTAAGAACAGCACTCCTCTGAGGAAACACGATCAATCTTGACTCAGATTATAGTAAATATATCGAGACGGTCTCTGATCCTTGAGTAATTGAAGGATTTGCCGTAGAGGGAGGAAAAGTCAAGCCAGGAAAAGCTTGGGTAAAAGTAACAAGGAGTAATGGAGAATCGCTCTTTGTCCTTGTGCAGAATACACAAGATATCCCTGTTAGCTTGAATGGAGATGTCTTTATAGGAATTGAGGTTGCTCAAAATGCAATCGACAATGGACTTATGAATAACGAGGAGGGAACAGGAATCGCCTCAATCAAGGTTTGACCTCAAAAACCAAATCAGAATTATCTTCTTTTAGCAGTGTGGCAAGGGGGAAGACTCTCAGACAAAAGGGAAATCATCCCAAAACTCCAATCTCTCTCTAGCAGAACGACCACTCTAGAGGCTAAGGTACAGCAGACTGAGGGGAAAGTGGAGAAGTTGGAAGAAGCAGGGACTCCGAGCTACTTAGGAATTATAGGTATTGTCTGAGAGAAGTATACGATGCAAGATACCTTGTTCTTGCAGAATACTCCAACGCTCACGGACTCCACGATAGCCATCAATGTCGGAGATAGTGATGCCAATAGGGAACAGCACATTCAGAGAATGTCTAATGGTGTAGCCGGTAATCAGTTGAAGCTTAAGATGGATAAAGTTCTATCTCCGACTTCTAGCATGGTAATAGAAGTCAGAAAAGGAATTAAAGTAGAGGTAAATGAGAGAGAGGCTTATTGGTATTGAGGATGAGAGGTCTTAGCTACTGCAACCTTGCCATATACGAAATTTAGTACTGAAGCTCAAGAGATTACTGTAGATTTGAATAAATCCTTTCAACTCCCTAAGGGTAATCTCTACTCTGTAATTGTAATGCAACAAGGAGGAATTGTTAATGCAAACAATTACTACAGGATCTATTGTGATAGCACTCAGTATTCAGAGGCTTTTTCGGTAGTTGCCGTGAATGGAAGCAATAGAGTAAGGAGTAAGCTGATGCCGTATTGTGTGAGTGATGGTTTCGAATCTCTCCTATCTGCTAAAAAAGTTCTTTCTCCTTATTATAACACTGAGACAATTATCAATGATAGTACGGGTGCGAGTTCTGGCAAAGTCGTTAATAAAACAAAACTCTTAGAAAGATGATTTTCTTATCTTATCAGATTGAAAAGCTTACAAAAGATAAGTCCCTCTTATACGTCTCCCGATAGTGATGCAATTGCTCGCTGTTATTTCTATCCAGAGTCTAATGGACAACAAATTTTTAAGACGATATCTAAGAATGATGGATATGTGCTATTGGATGTTCCTATTCAAGATAATTATAATAGCATGAATATTGAGATCCAGCATAAATCTTATGGATATCGTCACTGGAATCAGGCTGAATTCGAAGTCATAAAAATTAAGTCAACGATAGCACCGATGACAAGGTTTAAGAGTGTATATCCACACAATCTTGCAGAGATTGGGGGAAAGGTGGAGTGTGTAAGCTGGTGATTATTTGAGGGAAAATGGGTAGGAAAAGAGAACTCTATTGTGATTGACAAGACACTAACAGGAGATATAAGTACACTCCTATCACTTCCAGATCGTTGATTGTTGCAGGTGTATTGTAAGGTTTCTGGAAATAGTGAGAACTGAGGGAAATGTATGATCAATGGAAATGAAGTTCTTGCGTTCACAAAATCTTATTCACATCAGACTTTAAAAGCAGAATTAACCATCTATGTTGAGGGAGGGGAAGTTAAGTTGCAAACACAGAATAATAACTGAGAAGCAACGATGATCATAAAAAAATTTATCCCTTTATAATTTATAAAATGCAAAAAATACTTAAAAACTGACAAATCGTAGGATTCACCGATCTAGAACCAGTACTCGAGGAAGGCTTCACTGCTGAGGAGGCAACTCAAGAAGAATATGAGTCTTGGAAGCAAGAATACGAACCAAAGCCTATCCAGTACATTACGATTGAATGTCCTCTAGAGGTAATGATCAGCAAGGCAGACTTCAGATCAAAAGTCGCGTTTATCCAGCTGATCTACTCGCAACTGGAAACGATCACAAGGCACGGAGTCGTGTACATCTCGCATATCGATATTACGGATGTTAAGGACTTCTTACCAAAGGAGGAGTTTGAGCTTTTCTCAAGCTATGGGGTAAAGTTCCCTGATGATGTAAAAGCTTTATATGCTAAAAAGAAAAAGAATGAAAAAGCTGATTAAAAGTCTCGTTCTGTTCTGAGTCGCTGGAGCTTTGAGCATCGTTCTCTTACCGTTGGGGATACTCTGGACGGTAGGAGAGATTCTTATCAGGATTTTCACAAGCGAGCAGAAGAAATCAGCATTTGCAAAATCAATCTGATTTTTGACTGCTACCTTACATTCCCTAGCACTTGGACTGGATCAGATAGGGAATGCGGTATGTAGAGATCTGTTTAACAGGCTCCTCATTGAGGAGAACGGCTACAAGTTTGGAAAAGTACAGGAGACGATCAGTTCGGTACTCGGCAAGAATCAGATGCTCGATACTTTGAGTTTGTGAGGGCGGATCTTGGTCAGCATTTTAGAGCTATTTGAGGGGGATCACTGCTTGAAAAGTATTATTTATTTCCCTAGCGAAAAAAAAGATGACCATTAAAGATAGCCAAAGACTCGTAGAAATCGAAAAAGCAATCGTTTTATCAGCACAAGACCGTCAATTTATGAGACAAGAATTTAAAGAACTCAAAGAGGATGTAAAAAATTTTGATAATAAGCTAGATTTGCTTATTGATAAGCTAGAAGATAAGTTTGCCTCTAAGCGAACAGAAAAAGCATTGATCTGGGTGATCACTGCGATCTGTAGTGGAGTGGTTGCTGGAGTTTTGAAGTTTGCGATAAAGTAAGTCAGACTTTTTAGTTTTTAAGAAAAAGGAATGGAAAAAGAAAAAATAGAGCTAGAGCTAGAAAAGCTCACAGGCATAATCAAGAAACTCAACAGTAAGCTCAATGGAACTCCACCAAGATCAAAGTTTTCAAGAGGAATCAGAGCAAAGTACTATAGAGAACTTCAGCAAGCAGAAGCGGAAAAGCTCAGGCTCGTAGCTTTGCTGAATGATCTAAGATAGGATTTTTATCACCTAAAAAAGAAAGCATGAAAGAAGTAATCACAAGCGTAATGGGAAGTGCAACCAAGATTGTCTTTATCATGATCGCAGGGGCTCTGGTTGCCTTTACTGCGATGGGAAAGATCGAGAGCAAGGACTTTATGGTACTGGCGATGATGGTGTTTACTGCCTACTACAGGGCAAATAAAACCGACTCAGGAACGGAAAAGAAAGAAAATACTGAGACGGTCTCTGAGAGTCAAAAAGACGGAGAGTAAAAGCGTTTTTTATTTGTTTTTTTTAGAGAAAGATGAACAGACCACACAAAAACTTTGTTAACAAGCGACTCGGAAAGAGCGTCGACTACGATGGTGCATACGGATTTCAATGTGCAGATTTAGCTAAGCAGTATATTGATGAAGGACTAGAATTTGGAAAAATTGGAGCGTTGGGGAACGCTAAAGATATGCCAAAATCTCCCTTCTTTACGAATCGAGAGAAAATAAAAGGGACAAAAAACCTGATGCAAGGTGATATTATCATCAGGAGTCAAGGTCAGTACGGACACGTTGCTATCGTGGATCATATCTTGAACTGAAAAGTCTACGTCTTGGAACAAAACGGATCAGGGAAAGACTCAGGCTCTGGACTAGGGGCGAACGCCATCAGAATTCAGCCTTATAATCTTTCTTTTTACGATACAGTGCTTAGATGTAAAAAGACTTTTGATAATCTCGTTGTAGAAAGGGAATTTGTAGCAGAAAAGATCGCGAGACTCGAAAAAGAAGGAGGGCAAGAGAACGAGATCAAAATTACTAAGGAATATCTCGCCACAACGAGGTATATCGTTGAATAAGGTAGGGTCTGCTGAGATACCACGCACGCTCCATGAGGGGCGTGTTTTTTTATAGAAAATTATCAGAAAGAAAGCAAAAAACATTAGTCTGAAGCTAGTGTCTCTTTTATATAAAAATGAAACTAGGAAGCTAAGCATAAACTGTCTCTTTCTGATTTCTTTTTTTTCTTTTAAGCAAAAAGTTTTAAGCTGAGCTAAGCAAAAGCTCTATTTCTTAGATAAGAGGAAAGTGTCTTATACCCTCTCTCTGAAGCAAGTCTTAACATTTGTGCTTTTTCTTCTCTACTCACCCTAATTCTAATCACTTCTTGCTTTTTTTCTGATTGATAAAAATTGATCAATTCTGGCACTGAAGCGATTAGTCAGCCAATATCTTCTAACATATGATCTTGATCTATTCCTGCTTCTTCACAAAAAACATGAACAGCCCCCTGATCTTTGTAGTCAGGTTCTGAACATTCTGAAATTATGAAGGGAATCTTTTTCCCATTGTGAATAATATGGAGTGTTTGTGTCATACTTATTGTACTACAGAAAGATAAAGTTTTTTCATATTGATTTTATAGATGGGTTTACAATCATTATTGTGGAGGGCTATTGTTGTTGCTAATCTTGGATTTTCTGGTCGATAGACGAGCTTATGAGATCCATTCAATTCCTTAATTTCAAATCCTAGAGCAACCAAAAGACTTTCAATATCTGAATACCTTAATTTTGTAGGATCTTTTAGAAGTTGTTCTATTCTTTTCTCTTGCTTGCTCATCTCTTTACTAGATATAAATGTAGCTACATTATATATTTTTTAACACAAAAAGCAAGCTTTTTGTACTTTTTTACATAAGAAAAAATCTGACTCAAAAGGACAATCAACCTCAAGAGTCTGTTTTTCTTATTTTTAATTTTTTGCATCTTCAAGTCCTTTCTTGTAAGCTTCTTCAAGCATAGCTTTAAGATTCCAGTAGTAGGATATAAATAACAACACTAGGAGCTTATCTATGTTAGCATTCTTTGCAAGTCTTTCTAGAGTTTGTTTAGTTCTTAATTGGACTTATTAGGATTTTATCCAACTTATTTTGTCAATGTTTTTTTTGACAAGCAAGACTTTTTTATACCAAATTACTTGCAATTTTTAAAAAAATGAGTATATTAAAGACGAAAAAGTTTGAGTGAGGTTCGTCCTCGTGCACTCGGGCAACTAAGTTTGATCTGGTATCAAACTTTTTCTTTTTTTTTAAGAATACTTGCTATTTAAAAATATATTTTTATAATGCAAAGATCTTTTATCCCAATCTTTATAAAGGCAAAATGATAGAAAAAAGCAAAGAAGAACAAAGGGCTGTAGCAAAATATCTAAGGTTAAGAGCCAAAAAGGATGGGATTTTTTGTCCTGCACTTGGAGTAAAGGTAAAATTTCTAGATGAAAATTTTAAACATCTTACCTATAAAGACAAAACACACAAAAGATCAGAACAAGAAATAAAAATGAGAAGTATCTGTTTTCTTGATGTAGAAAAAATAATTAAATTATCTCATACCTACCAAGAATCTCTTACAGAACAAGAAGAGACTATCATAAAAAAACATGGGAAAAAGGAAAAAGTTTTTAGAAAAACTGATTATATTTGATTGGTTGCTATTATGGATTGACCCCATGGAAAACATAGAATCAGAGTAGTATTAAAATGGAGAGAATGATTTTCTTATGCTGAATATCTCTCAGTAATGCCTGCCTGGAAAACAAAAGGACATCCTAATTTTATGTGAGATATGATTTAGAAGTTCCTGCATCTTAGCAGGGGTTTTCTTAAAAACAAAAAACTCTGACAAATAGTCAGACTTTTTTTTCTTTTTGAAAAAGGAAGAAAAAATAAGATATAAACTGATAATTTTTTAAGAAAAACTCTTGCTAAAAAATAGGAAAAAATTATATATATGATATAATTTACTCTTTAAATAGAGCAAATGACTTACACTAAAGAAATTATTGAGAATAAAACTAGAGAGTTGGTAGCACCCTTTTCAGAGAGGGATTATCCTATTTCTTTCCAAAAAATAATTGAGAGAGTCCCAGAGAGAATTGGTATTTTTAATGCTATTTTTGCTGAGGATGGTATTTCTTGATTAACAAAAAAAGAATGAGGAGATTTTTTGATTTATATAAATAGTTCGGAGCCTCTTGCAAGAAGAAGATTTAGTACTGCACATGAACTGGGGCATGTAATCCTTGGTCATCTTTCTAATGAGACCAAAAAAATTGATTACAAATATAGAAAAAATGATACCTATACTAAAGAAGAAATATTAGAGGAAAAGGAAGCTAATTGGTTTGCTTCAGCTTTACTTATGCCAGCAGAAATGATGGATATCCAAATTAAAAAGAATAGGGGGATAGATCTAGATCTTCTTGCTGATTTTTTTTGAGTATCTATTAGTGCCTTGAAAATAAGACTGTTTAATTTATGATACATGAGTTATGAGTAAAAAAGACATAGAAATGGAGCAGATTTCAAAAGAAGCGGATAATAGATGTGGGACAATAGAGATGTCTTGGGCAGACAAGTGAAAGATAGTAATCGATGCAATTAGCGATCTTCTAGAAAAAAATAAGTGGCTCTTTTTTTTGATACTCTTAGTATCGACAAATGTTTTAACTGAAAAAAATATAGTAGGATTTTTTCGGCACTAAAATGATTCACAATAACATTGTGATTCTGAGGACAATAAAAAAATAGGATTTTTTGAAAAAATCTGATCACTGGAGTCAGATTTTCTTTTTTATGTGAATTTATACGATCTCCAAAGAAAGCTTTTTATTGGCTACCTTGTAAAGGACTGAGGACATCAAAGTTTGATACGGGATACCTTCTTCTTTTGCCATTTGTTTGAAGCGTTGGATAACATCTTCGGAGAGTCTCAGACTGATTTGCTTTCTAGGTTCTGAAAAGGTTGCCTTGAGTCTTGCTTTTTCCTTTTCAAGCTCTGCTGGCGTCATCTCAATTCGTTCTCAGTTTTCCATCTCTTCCATTGCTTGAATTGCCTCAGGATCATACAAAACACCATAATCCTCAGGCTCTACGAGGTGCGGAATGTCTCTCCCATATCTTCGCCCCTCTGCTATAAGTTGTTCAGTTGTCTTTGTCATTGTTTCAATAATTATAAACTAAAGTTTTTCTTTTCTATCTAACCGTGCACTTTTGATAAAGATTTTTTCTTCATCTTCTACAGTTGGAACTGTGCAAGGATAGCCGTTATAGTTAATTACATATCTCAATTGATGGGGACGATTTGGATGAATGTATGTTCTAATAATTTCTCAGTTCCTAATCTTTTCAGCAACGACTTCAAAGTCGATAACTCTACTTGGATCATTCAAAACCATTTCTTGTTTATCTTGTGCCCACTCAATCCTTTTCATATCTTGTATCAATATCTTATAAATATCTTTTGACATTTATAGTATATTGATTTATAGCAAAAATGCAAGTTTTTTAATACTTTTTTTGCTAAGTTATAAAACCTAACTCCTGAGGTCGTTCGTAATCCTGAGTCAGATTTTTTCTATTTTCAAAAAAAGCCCTCTCTAGTGAGAGGCTGTACCTGTACAGTGTTAGTGTACAGATTAGGGGGGGGGATTGCAAGAGGTTATTCCCAAGCAATAGTCAATTCATCTATCTTATTGCTTCAGTCGTAGTCTCTCACAAATCAAGCTATGAAGTTATTATTGGTTCATAGGTTCATCTGGCTCAACCAGTTATATGTATCAGATTTTTTATCATAAAATCTAATATAAGGAATAGCATCAAGTTTATAGAGAAGTTCGGCATCAGAGTCAATAAGGCTTTTTGTCTTATCTAAATCTCAGCTCACGGTGTATCATTTTTTATTTGATCCATACCAGTATGAAAAAACCGCAGAAGGAGTAGGCTTTTTTAGTCTGATATAAAGATAGCCAGATTTAATAGTTTTTGGTAAGCTAAACTGAAAAGTATTATTTGACAAATAAGCATTCATCAGTTGTGTACTGGTAGCATAGTTTTTCCCTATAGCAGATTGTTTAGCTGGAGAAAAGCTCCTAAAATTTCAATTTTCTTTATACTCAGAATAAAAATTTGCATCGGTTTTTTCTAATCAATTATCCAGAGTATCCCCAGTGTTTATTGTTATGATTCATGTATTAGAAAGGTCAACATTAAGCCCTGTCGCCACATTCCCCCCAGTACTAACTATGGTAATATTTTCCAATAAACTGTCTTTATTTAAAAATATCCATCAAAAGACGGCCAAACATAGTATAAGTATGATATTAAATATTATTCTTATAATTCTAACTATCCACATCTTTCTTATCTATATAATTTAAAATCTTTGTAGTATGTTCACGGATTGTGTTTACACAATTATTTATTTCAGATAATCTTTTATCTTTATATTCGACTCGTATAAACTTCCCTATTTTAAAGAGGATTAAAATAATTGTAATAGAAAAGATGTACCCGGAGTTTTTAATGAAAAATGGTGTAATATCTCAGCTAAGCCCTGATAAATCTAAAGTCATTTTTATACAAAAATACTCAATCTAAAGTCTGACTTTTATATCTTTTTTCTTGTCTTTTGCAAGAAATAAAAAATCTGACTTAGTCTTCTATTTTCTCCATCCCTCGAGGGTGGACTATTCTCCCCCTATTCTCAGGTTTCTCTCAGTCTACTAAGTAAGCAGTCCTTGTGAGTTGTTTCTTAATGGTATAGATATCCTGAAAGGGATAAGGAATACCAACTACAAGCTCTCGATCATCTATGTAGTCTTGGGTGTATCTTACTTTATCTCCTACTTTGAATTTCATTTTCTGAATCACAAAATATAAAAACAAATCCGAATTCCCTTGAGCTTCCTTGATACTCCCTTAAAAAAGGGAGAAAAGTCTGAATTTAAGTGTGTTTTTCAATTCTTTTTTTTAGGGTCTCTAGATAATGATCCATGGCATAATCACTATTTGAGTCTTATAACTCAACTAATTTACACAGTAGCTTTTTATAAAGAGCTACCGTCTTCATCTGATAGTCGTTATCTTTCTTCTGCCTTTGATTTCTTGCGATACAAAGCTCCATCTGCTTTTTATAATCGTCTCTTTGTATCGTAAAGTTTTCGACTTTTCTTCTCAATTTTTCTATGAGTGCCTCTTTTCTAAGCAGCATTTTCACAAGTTCTGGATGACTGAGTTGTTCATAGGATACTCTTTTTCTAATCTTTTCTCCTATTTCATTGTTTGCAATTATTATTCTTTCGTCCATTATTCACTAATAAAAAGGTAAAAAGTTTGGCGACTTGCCCCTCCACAGGGACAGGAGAACAAGCTGGAGTAAAATCAGATTTCAACTTGTTCGTTTGTCCCTGTGAATAGCGACTAATTGTAGTGATTAAACACTTTGATCTCCTCTTTGAGTTTAGCGATCTTTTTGCTGATTCCTCCGATATCACTAGGGTGAGTACAGAATGCAAGGTCGTGTTCTAACTTTGAGAGGATATACTCATACTCCTTACGAAACACTGAAGCTTCCTCAGGTGCTAAGGTAACATCAATGAAAGGAGTATATTTTATTTTCTTTTTCCATGTTTTTAAGTAAGGTGCTCTCGTTCTTACTTTTACTGGTGGCTGAGGACGGCGATGAGGTAAGATTGCTTCCTCCATAGGAATTTTGGATCTTATCACTCTCCTGTAAAAGCAAGAATAGGTACAAGACGCTCACTCATAAGAGCAATAGAACTTGTACAAGAATTTATATTTGAGACGCATGGTGGTTAGTGGAAATAAAATCTCTTTTTTGCTAGCTCTGAGCATCTTTTCCCTCAGATCAGTCTACTTGGTCAGTAGAACTTAGTTCCTCACTTCCATTTCTCAAAACAGACAGAAAGCTGATTATGCCAATCGTTCCAACTAGGAGAAAAGGGTTCTTTATGCCAACGAGTGTTCAACATGCAGAGTCAATGGCTTTTGCCATAATCTCAAAGTGCTTTTGGATCTCGGTTACCATTCTCGCACTCAATCAAAGCTACAAAATCCATTCCTCACAAATCATAGGCTTCTTGGACGATCTCTTGGCGAGAATCACCTGTGGAAAATCCAGCGTGCCAAATACTCAGCTCATCCTCAACAGTGAGTATTTCCCCACTATTGAGAACGGTATAACCTGTTATTTCTTTATCATTGAAGCTTGGTTTTATTTCTGGTTTGATATTCTGTCCAACAAGAACAGCAAAAAAGAACATGAGCAGAAAGATAGTGCTAATAGCTATGCTTATTTTTTTATCGTTCATTCTGTGGATTATCATCTAAAAGTCAGTTTGCTTGCTTTCGCTCCTCAGGAGTGGGGAGATAAAGTCCAAAGGTTGCCATCCAATTTCTGATTTTTTCCGTATATTCTGCAAATTCAGCAGTTGTTAGACTTGTTGTCGATCTGATATAGTCAGCTTTTCAACTGCTTGTTTTTGCTTTCAAAAACTGAATTCCCATGATACTATGGACTTCCTCAGGAGTATTCCCTGAGTACTCAGCTATTGGGGTATAGATTCAGCCTCGCAAGTAGCGGTTTTGGAGGTTGCTCCTTGCGAACTTGAAAGGAGTAATCTCATAATAGCCATCTGGAAGCATCCTCAAGTCTTGATTGAAGATACTCTCATTAACTATTGAGCCAAGCATTTTTTTGAACAGCATTTGATTTTTTTATCGTAAAAACTATATTGTGCTATATTTTATTTGTTTTTTTGTATCTATGTTAGAAGTATTTGCTTGGATTTGATGAATTTGTACTATAATTTCCTTAGTTTCTCGATTAGTGCAATTATTACTGTTACAACACCGCTGAGTCAGTTTCGAAGAAGCCATTGAACGCAATGGAGAAGTCGGATTGCTATACATAATCGCCCTACCAATACAAATGGTCGCAAATACCGTGCGATTTGGTTTATCATATCGATGAAATAAAAAAGTAAAATACAAGGTTAGAATTATGAAATTAGATAAGGAAGTTAGTATTCATAAGGGATATATTAGTGTTTTTTTGTATGAACACTGATGTTATAAAAAGATAGCTAATCGTGCACACGATTTTATTAACAATCAAGATGCAAAAGAATTAGCCATAAACTGGTTTAACACAAATCCATATAAAATTACTACTGACATTATGACAATAAATCTTTATTTTTTTTCATCTAAATTATCTAAAGCTACGATCGATAATATCAATAATCCAAAACGAGATGATGTTTTCGGTATTTTTACTTCACTCAAGAGCTAAACTCTTCCAGATCCATTACCATAACATCACTCAAGCTATACTTTTCCTTGATCTCATTGATCTTTGCGATTACTTCATCTTTACTTTTTCCCTCAGTCCACGTCTTAAAAGAAGCAAATTTGTCTGAGTCAAAGACTGGTTTATTTGGAAATACTTGATCAAGAGTAGCTGGTTCTGCTTTTTTTCCGTGGGTGTTTGTCTTGTCAGCATCCACTCCATCATCGATTGCAAAGAGTCCATTCAAAGCATACTTCCTTGCATAACTTGATGCAGAACCAGTAATCTGCGAGGAGTCCATTCCTTTCTTTTCAAGTTCCTCTCTCGCAAAAGCAGTAGTGCTTTGAGTTTCCCCACTCTCACAATCAAGGAGTGTAGCAGTTGCCTTGATATAATAACGCTCTCCAATTTGTACAATCTCATCTGAGAGAGTAACAACACAAGAGAGTTCTGCTAAAAGAGGTTTGAGTGCCTCCAAAATATCCTCGCAGGATCTGTATTTATATTTTCCAAAGTTATTGAAGTTTCCTTTTGGAGCTTTGAGAGTACTTTGGATTTCAGTCAGTTTTTTCATCTTTTTTGGTGATTAAGAATTAAAATTTACAAGGTCGAGGATTTGCTCAGTGCAAAATTCTCTAAATGCATCATCTCGTCTGATACTTCACGGTTCAAGGTAGTTTGTTCTTTCATCTTGCTCTCGCAAATAGTAAAGCTGATCTCTGAAGTAGTCAGTGATAAAATCTAGTGCTTCATCGTCCACAATAGTGTCTTTGTAGATGAGCTTTTTGAAAGCTTTTAAAAGCTTTAGTTTTGTATCGAATTCCATGGTAGAGTCGTTAAAATTTAAAATTATTCTTTATTGCTATACACTTCAGGGAAACCATTATATTTTGGGACATTTGCTAAGAGCTCCTCAAAGAGTTCTGGAGTTTTTGAGCGATACACTAAGACACTTCCTGCAAATCTTGCCTTTCTTCAACTCATATACTCGAAAGGTATTGCCAAATGTAAGATACATTCGGTCTCTCAAGTGAGGTGATCACGGTAAGATTTCGAAGAAATAAGTTTGTATTTTGCACTTTCTCGACTATTTTTATCGATATTGTGTTCATCGATAAAGTTCGATCTTTCTTCTCTCATTTGATCTCTAATTTTCTCCGCCAATCTTGATTGCTTTTTCTTTTTTGCAGGCTCTACAAGAATTTGGCGATAGCGAGCATGAAGGTCTGTCTCTGGCAAAGAACAAAATGCTATGAGTTTTTTTCTGTATCCAGGTAAGCTTGATTTGATTGACTCAAACTTTTCATAACCTAGATCACAAACTTCTTCAACAAATCTAAAGAGCTCTGCTTTTTCTTCCTCAGAAAGCTGGTTTTTGTCAAACATTGCTTAGTAAATATCATCTAAATCAGGTTTCTCATTGGTTTTTCAAATAAAGTACTCGTCATCAAATCTTCACTCGTTCAACCGACCTTGAGGTCGCTTTATGTAGCCTTCCTCTGTTTTTTTAAGTCTAACCTCGGTTGCATATTCACTAGCTTTTTTAATCAACAATTCAGGATCATTTCCTCAGCTGATTGCGTTCTCCCACGCCTCCCGAGCTTTCTGTTTACCCTTCTTTCTTGGGTAGGTTCTCCAGAAGCTCTCAAATTCTGACGAATAATTTATTTTTTTATTTTTTCTATTATTTTTTATTTCTTCGTTAGAAGAAATATCTTTTTCTTTTACATTATCTTTTACATTATCTTTATCTTTTTCTTTAGGTTGTTTTTTTTCGCCTGTTGGTTGTCCTTCGGTTGTTTTTGGTTGTTTTGTAGTGTTTCACCGCTCTTTTACTGCATTTGAGTTTCACTGTGGTGCTCCTCATTTGCATCAATTTACAAATCTTTCATTATTTTTATCTATCTGTGGTTTTGCCATTAGATAGATTGCATATGCTATCCCATCCTCTCATTGAGGCGGATCAACTCATCTTAAAGCATACCCAGTTAGATACTGATACGCTCTAAGCTGATTAGTCTCAGGCAAATGTTCAATTGCCGAGAGGAAGGATGCATAAAATACAAATCATTCTCTTTGCAT